GGCTGGAAGGTGTCAGGACCCACAGCACGGACCATCTGGAGGGGCACATAAGGGCAGTAGAAGAGACCTGCGTCATAAGCACTGCTACCTTTGTAACCAGCCACATAGAAGTGAGCATCGGAAACGTTGGCAGAGTAAGGATCGACGTAGACCTTAATACGACCGTTAAGTGTACCAGCAAGAGTGCTGCTGTTGTCGTCGGGCAGCAGGTTGCTGTTACCAGACAGTGCAGGGGTGTAGTCAAGCACACCAGCCATGGACAGAGCAGATGCCACATCAGCAGAGCAGATGAGGATGTTGCCCTTCCCGCGACGAGTCTCGTGACCGATAGCATTCATGTCTCTCTCAATTTGGAAGAGAAGACCTTTGAATTTCTCAACAGACCAGCGACCGTTGGAGTCAACGTCGAGGTCAAACACACCAGCAGTAGCGGTGTTGTTTTGAGCGCCAGGACGAGCGATCTTGTAAACAGTTCTGACAACCTCACGGTTGATTTCAGCCAGCACTTCAGTGCTGAGGATGTTTGCAAGCTCAGACTCGGCGTCCAGACCGTGGACTGCCTTCAGATCCTGAGCAAGCTCAAGACTGTATTCTGCTTTCAGTGCTCTAGACTTCGCAGTAACGGTGACCTTCTCGATCGAGAAGCCCATTTCGTTGAAGTGGTTGTTAGCAGCGTCACCCAGTGCTTCAGCCTGGGCAGTAGTCATACCTTGACCACCGATGGTGTATTGACCAGCGCCGTCAGCAAGCAGACCAGGGTTGCTACCTGTCTGAGTGTTAGAGGCAAGACCGTTTGCGCTATTCTCGGAAGAATGCTCAGTATCAACTTCGTTGAAGAAGGTCTCAACGCCACTGTTAGCGATGTCTCTGTTGGTGCCCTTAGTGGAGCGCATTGCGAAGATCAGTCCAGTAGGACCAGTCATAGGCTGCACGCCGCAGATGTCATAAGCAATCAGCTTAGGCATGGAGCGTCTGATCAGAGAGATCAGCACAGGGTCGAAACCTGCAACAGGACCCGTAGCAGTGCTGCTACCAGAGTAACCTGTACCACCCAAGGAGTTAGTAGGAGCAGCTTCTGTTACCAGACCGCGCTCTTCCTTGAGGAATTTTTCTTGGTTTTCCAGGAGGACAGAGGTAACCGCCTTTCTGTAGGTATCCTTGATAGGATCGAGCTCATTGTGCTCAAGAATGGGGTTCCACTTTTCCTGGAGTGCTTCTGCGTTAAACATTTTTGTACTCGTAGGTTAAAAGGGGTAAAAAATTACTTGCTCCAACGGGAGATCGCTTGGGCATAAGCTGCCATTGCGTCGCCAGTAGGTGCGTTCTCGACTTCAACGTCCTCAGTGACCGTAGTCGCTTCAGGTTTTGTAGAGAAATACGATTCACGGAGGGTAGAGACCTTCGCACGGAAAGACTCTTCATTTTCAAACTCAACAGCTTCCGCCAGGGAGACAAGCTTCTCGCGTTGCGAGAGCGAAAGTCCCTCAGCGATCTCTGTCACAATCCCATTCTTGATATAGGTGCCGACACTCTTAGAGAGCTCGACATTTTCTTCAATAGACTCGTTGAGTTTTGCTTCCATGGTATCAAGTTGTGCCTGAATTTCTTCAACGACATCAACTTTTTCTTCGGGGAGATCAATATAGTTCTCCACGAAAACTTGCTTGAGACCAGTCAACATGTTCTCAGCCATCTCGGTCTTGATACCGTGCTCAATGGCGAGCTCATTCTTGGACATCCATTGACCAACCGCATAAGTCAGATACTCATCGACTTTTTCTGCGAGGTCGGACTTAACAGTCTCAATTTCTTCTTCAAGGACTTTAGCGTAGTCCTCGTGCATACGCTCCAGCTCTTCGTTGATTCTGGAAACGACCGCTGCTTCAAAGATAGTCTTAGCTTTCTCTTTGAATTCCTCAGACAGTTCTTCACCTTCTGTGAGAGCAGCAACGTCGGCAGACAGATCAACTTCGATCACTGTCTCCTGTGCTTCTTCAGCGGGCTCTTCAGCAATCACGTCGCCTTCAGGCTCGTGACCAGCTTTCACATCACCCTTAGCAGCAAATTCTGCTTTAGCGCCAGAGGCATCAGAGGGCTTAGTTGTTGGAGCGGGGGCATTCCCACCAGCAATAGTCTTATACTTATTGCTGTCATCAGTGGGTTTGCTGTTTTGGGGTGTTGGACCACCGAGGTCTTGCACACCAGCGAGACTACTACCGTCAGCGCCCAGTTTGGGCATTGGGTCAGCAGGTTTTGCGCCAGCGGTTACACTCGATTCATCCAGAGTTGTTTCAATCTCTTGTGACATTTTGTCTCCTGGGTACAAACGTGCGATATTTGCTATAGTTATTTATAGATTAAAGATTTTTGATGAAGGAGTGAAACGCGGAAAGTTTCATCTCATCCAACTGAGAGCGGTGTGCGTTATCAATTCTTTGTTTGATTTGCTCGATTCTTTGCTCTTGGATTGCGCCTCCAGCATAGACCCACTCTTTTCCTTCCATGATGCCATTGACAAAAGCGTCAGGGGCGGAAGGATCTGCTACGATATCCGCAGCAGTTGCGAGCATAAAGTCATCAGCGACAACTTTAATACCACCTTCTTCCTTGATAGATCCGAGACCTCTGGAAGATACACCTAGTTTCACACCTTCATCGAGAAGGGACTTAGCGATGTTACCCATGGGGGTATCGAGAAGTCTTGCCTTACCTACGAAGTTATTACCCTCTCTTTGCAGAGAAGTAATCAGGTGGGACACTCTATCTAGGTTAATAGTAGGACCATCGGGATGACCCAACTCACCTAGTGCGCGACCTTTGGAAATGTATTGCTCGTTGTATTTAGCAACTTCACGCTGAAGAGTTTCTGCGCGATACATGCGTCCATTTCTATTCTTGATTTCACCCTGCAGGAAAACACCTTCGATAAAGTGGCGCTTTCTGCCATCCTTACCTTCAGTGATTGTTACCTTAGCGGATTCAATCTCCTCCCTGATCAGTTTCATCTGTAGTTTCCTCTGGTGGTGTATCAGTTACTTCAGTCTCTGCAGATGCTTCGACTTCAGGTGTTTCCTCGGGCTCCTTAAACATGGAGGATCCGATTTCTTGTTTCTTTGCGTCAATTTGATCCACCGCTACGGTTTTCATAGCAGCGTCAACATAATCTGAAAGGTCTTTTTGACCCGCAAACAATGCGTTGACAATATCAAGCGCGGATTGTGTTGGCATGATTTATTTAGAATTCAATAATACTATTTAGAAATCTCCTTTTTTACGATCCGCAGGATCGATGCCCTGCTCCGCGTATTGATCCATCGCTTGCTGCTGAGGATCAACTGGCTCAGGTTGGAGTTGCATTGCCATTTGCTCGTGCTCCATGGCTGGCATTGCCATAGGATCCATGACTTTACCGTCAGCGATCTCCTTCTCCATCTCCTTATCGATTTCCTTAAACAGGTTATCGGGTTGCTTCAGGATCTGACGACGCATATACTCCAGCGAGAAGTAGCGACCCACGAAAGGATCCATCTGCTGCAGCAGTGCCATGCGTGCATTCATGATCTCCTGCTCTTTCAGCTCGGAGAAGTAGTTGTCAGCGATGAAGTCATACTGGATATGCTCTTTTGCCTCATCCCATTCCTCATGAGTGAAGACACCTTTCAGAATAAGTTGAGTCTTGAGCAGATCATTGAAGACATCAGCAAACTTTTTGCGGAGTCTAACGACGAATTTTTGGAATTTAACCTCGTCGCGGGTGATCTCTGCAGACCTACCAACGTTGAAAGAAGAGTCAGATTCTAGACGTGACTCAGGAACATTCAGCGATCTGTAGAGTTTCTTTTGGAAGTATTTGACATCCTCAAGCTCTCCAAGATTTTGTCCACCTGGGAGCGTAGTGATCTCAGTGCCTCTTCCGCCTTCCCTTCTTGGGAGCCAGAAGTCTTCGAGCATCGACATGAATTTCTTGTCGTCTCTGATTTCGCCTGTGTCTGCATTGTATACAAGTTTGTTTCTGTAGCGAGACATCACCTCACGGAGGTATTGCTCAGCTTTCTGTTTGGGCAGATTACCAACGTCGATGTAGAAAATTCTACGCTCAGGTGCGCGGGACAATCTATAGATAACCAAGGAATCCTCAATCATTCTCAACTGATTGAGTGCCTTAATTGCTTTGTGGAGGTGTGACAGCACATAGTTGCGCTGCATATCAAGTTGACCTGAGTGTGCAAAACAGATTGCATCAGGTGCAATTTTGATACCGTTATTTTCGTAACCTTTGAGTCCCTTAGGGGAGTAAATATAATACTCAATCGCCTTAGGAATCAATACGTTTACCTGAGGATCTGCAGGTGATACCCGATCCTTGGGTTTATCGTATTCAATAACTTTCTTGATTTTGCGAGGATCAATATACCTCAACTCTGTAATCCCTTCCTTGGGATTATCAGGGTTAATCATCTTATGGTAGAAGAGGCGACCGTCGATATACCATCTGCGGAAGATGTCATACGCCTTTCTATCAAAATCGAGGAGACTGAGAACATTCTCAAACTCCTCGCGGATGCGTGTCTTAACAGAGTCAGACACTTTAAGATTAGAAAGCTCAATATCAACAGGGTGATCGTCAAGATCTCCAGCGATTGCCTCATTCACGATATCATTGATAGCAGCATCCGCTTCAGGATGAAGTGACATCTCACGGTATCTACCGATAAGATCTACATCGCTAGCTTTGTTTGCTGCGTCCCCCAGATCAACATATTGTCCGAAATAACCACCAGCAACAATAGGTTGCGCGGCATCATCCGAATCTTTATGCACGAAAGAAGGACCCTTTTCAGAGCCCTTCCCTTTCTTTCGATCTAGGGAATAACCAAATAGTTGTGACATTCAACTGTCCCTATACATTATCAATTATTTATACGCTACGAATTTACTTGTCTACAGAGTTACCTGCGTTGTTATCGTTAGCGTATGTCCAGTACTGGACCTGGAATTCAACAGTATACTCTTCGGGAGTATCGTTGCTATCCCATGCGAGGTCGATTGCACTGATGTTTGAGGGCCAGATGCCAACAAACTGATACGATCTGACCACGCCACCTTGACGATCATACTGACGCACAAGTGCGCTAGACTGATACTCGCCAATGGTGCGAGGGGTCTGCAGGTTTTGCTGCAGGTTTTGGATCTTGGTTGACCACTCCTCAAACTTGGAGCGCAGTGCGAAACCTTTGTCGTTAAGGACAGTAACTGTCCAAGGCTCAAAGGTGCGGTCACCAGCGATCTTGAGGGTGCGACCTCTGTAAGGGACCTCAATCACACCCACTGTAGAAGCAGGAATGTTTGCTGCCTTCACAAGGAAGGTAGCGAGAGATCCAGAAGATGCCGAGGATCCTGCCTGGGAAGCGCCAGCAGATTCCTGCTCACGCTTCTCTTGAGATCCAGGGGTGGCACCCGAAGCAGGGGTGCCTTCATCAACGATAGAGGGGAAACCAATTTCCACTTGGAAAAGGTTGGGGCGGGCGAGGTCCCCGATTCTGTTTCTGAAGTCAAGGATGGGTGCATTGACCATCTTGCCTTCTGTCTGCCCTGGGTATTTGTCAGCCATTTTAGAGAAGTACTCCGATGTTTATGAGGTTAGATGGATAAAGTTATCAGGAAACGAGCTCGGTGAAGCTAGCGCCAGTCCTTGTTGCCGTGAAGGTCAAGGTGATGAAGTTGATGGATCTT